ACCACCTACTACAGCATTACCTCCTCTAGCACTAGAAAGGTATAGACCCTTTTGGAAGAAGACTTGAACTACGCCATTGTCAAACCCACGTGTTTTCTTATCACGATTAAAGACTGTATTGCCGTATTCAATAGCTCCACGATATGCAGCAGTTAGAATACCTTGCTTTCTAATCTTAAGGAGTTGTGAATAATCCATAGACCGGCCTACGCGTCCTCTGATACCTCCAGATGAATCAACATTAGACATTTATTATACCACCATAAAAAGTAATGGACATCAGTCAATATCAAAAAGATAGGGCGAGTGAACTGGCAGCTTTCCAAAAAGAATACGCTGAAATTAAAGTTCAATATACGAGCAGCTTAACGCAAGCAGTTTTTGAAACTGATAGCACCAAACAAGCAGAGTTAGTGAAACAAGTCCTGACTATCAACTCTAACCTGGCACAGCATGTCAGGGATTTTGTACAAAATTCTAAAGGTAAATTTGACCCTGCTCTGATATCAGAATTAACTGCTGATATCATCCGGTATCAAAAAGAATTTGAGGCTATTCAAAAATCATCAGACAAGTCATCTGCCTTACAGAATATTCTAAACAAGGAAAAGTCTCAACTCAATAACCTCCATTCTCAGTTTAATATCTGGCTTGGAGTATTGCTTGGAGCTATAGTTGTCATCCTGATACTTATTTTTAAAACATCCCTAAGCCAGCTGTCACAAGCAGCAGAGAGCCTAATGTCCAGTACTTCCATGACTGATTTGGAAGACTTGTCGGAACAGAGCTTTCCTGACGAAAGATTTTATAGGATTTCTCCCGTATAGGCTTTAACTTCTCTGGTTCTTGCTGGGTAGGAGCACTTTCGAGAATTGTATCCATAGTCTTTTGAGCAGACTCATATGCAGACTTGTACTTTTCCTCCTTGGTTAAAAAGTACTGGACATAGTTTGATTTATATTGATTCTTAGCAGAGTCGAATGTTCCTTCCATTTATGTTTAGGTTTGAAGAACATTGCCAGCACAATACCTGTAATATGTGCTATCTCCTGCCGACTCTGAGAATCGCTGAATCTCAACAACATCTCCTGAACGGGCGCCAATCCACTTAGCGCCAGGGTCTTCCGAGTCAATCCAAGGAAGCTGCTTCTTTGGTTCGGTAACATTGAACTTTTTCTCTAAGGCGGCCAGTTCATCTTTGCTAATGATTCGATGAGGTGGGAACCGACGATGGGTAGTGATATCAAATTGAAGGCGACGAATCTCAAACACCTGGAAGATAGGGTTTTTGATATCATTATTGTGATCACGAACAAAGGCAAGAACGTTCTCGGAAGGCTCTACAAGAGACACTACAATTGTCCCATGCGTATAGTTGTTCTCTTCAGCAAATGTGATATATGACTGTAGAATATTCTCAGTCATACGTCCCTTCTCACTAAAGATAATTAGTACTCCGCCAATGTTAAACATGCGTGTTTCGTCAATGGGAGAACCAAGAGAATCTACACTGTCAATCTTAATGCTTCTGAAAGAAAGCATCTTCTTAATAACTTCGATAGCACGTTCCTCCATTCTTATTTCTTGTTGATATAGCTGAAAACTCTTTCCGTTTTAATCATATAAATGAGTTGGCAACACAATCTCCCAGTATGGTTATTTCTAGCATTTGCAGCTCTGATTGTATACGGTGTTATGTCAAGAGAGAGCTTTGTTCCTGAGTTTCTTGACCAGAGGAATGTGGAGAGAACGCAAGATACTGCTGTTTCGTCATATAGTCAGAGAACAAACTCTGTTCGCCCAGATGGCAGATTTGATGCTCCTCCAATTCAGGGCATGATTTCACCTTTCCGCGTTAATAAATGGGATTCATATATTCCTTAACTCAAAAATGCCTTCATGTTCATTTCAATACGAGCACGCTGATCGGGAGGAAAATTATTCTCTGTTAGGAGTCGTCCTCCTGCCATCTTAGCGAGGTCTTTACGTCCAGTGTGATATGCAATTACAGACAATTCATCCCACATACGCCATTCATAGATATCGGTCTCTATAAAAAGAACTTGTTCAGTTGGCTTTGGGATAGTAGTAGCGTACATAATCATTGCCAAAAGGTCATGTGTAAAAAGATTCTTAGCGCGACAGTGTGAAGCATACCAGACAAGAGACTCATTGCGATTAGGATTCAGCTCATGAGCGCGCCAAGCCCAATCCTTATCCTGTAGGAGACGTGCCAGGTTCATAGCAGAAACACATTGCTCTTCTTTCCATTTGCCCATGTCTACGCGTCTCTTGAACCATTTGACTGCTTCTGGAATATTTCCACCATCACGATAGGACTGTGCCAGATAAAAGACATACCGTTCATTCTCGGGGTCTTTTTCTACTTCAGCAAGAAGTACCTCTGCATCTTTGAGATACTTGTTTCCATCCTGTAGAGAACGATTACCGAGTGTTCTTCCGACCATATAGATTTCACTAGGAAGCCGAATTATCTTATTGTTTGGGTTGTCATTCGTAGGATACTCATGTAGAACACCTACATAGCGCCAGTGATCACATGCTTTAAAGATTTGAGTTCTACAATAATCTAATGTTCCTCGCTTAATTTGAACAATAGCTGCATTGGGCTTATGTTCATCAAGAATTCGTTTAAGGAACTCTTTGCATCCAATAGGGAACATCATCAAGTCATCAGCATCAATCATTAAGATATAATCCATCTTTCCATTGCAGAGCTTCAAAGCCTCAGAACGAGATTCGCCAAACCCTTTCCAGTCACTTTGGATAACTTCACCGGTGATTTCTGTCTTTGCATAAAAATCATTGATGATCTGGATAGTGTTGTCAGTAGACCCAGTATCCAAAATGCAGTATGTATCAATGAGAGGAAGTGTTGATTCTAAAACTTCGTGGATTATATGACTCTCATCTTTTACAATCATACATAGACCAAGCTTCATTTGTTAATTTAATGTTACAGCACTAAAATGGCTTTCTCTTTTACAGCAGGAACCGTACCAGCTTCACGATGCTGAAGAACCTCATCCCAGGTTGCTTTCATTTCTGGAAAATGAGTTGGCATCCAGTCTGGGTCTTTTAAAGTAAGTTTTTGACGTTTCTGAACAAGAATCCAATATAGAATCTGCCATTCCATAGGGTTCTCAAGAATGTCAACCTGCCATTCGTGAACTGTACGAGGGTCATTAATCTGACGATACTTAACATTGCCTTCATTATCAACTGCAAAGCAAGACTTGAACTCTGCTTCAGTAACCGACCACTCTGAATAGTTCATTGTCTTGAACTGCATCTCGACATAGTCGCACTCTACAAGCCCAGTACATTCCATCTGTAATTGCATTTGGTGATAGTATGAATCTGGTACAGGGGTATCGTCATTGAACTGACGTGAAATAGGACACTTCAGTTCAATCAGTCGTCCGTTACGTTCATCGTTTGTCAAAATCAAACCATCTGGCGAAGCTCCCAGAAAAGCATGTTCCGGGTGACGTACACAAGACAAGTCAATCAATTTCACCTTTTCAGTGTGACAGTATATCTCTTTTGCAATTGCCTCAAATCTTGTTCCCCAAATCAGAGCACCAACACCAGAACCATCTTGCTTTTTAGGAGGTGTCAGTTTTGACATAATTAGTTCACGGCGAGCAGCTGCAGTTGCATCGCCAAACGATTTCCAGATTTCTGATGCCGTTAACATTTCACCTCGCTTGGTAAACCAGGCCTGTGTACGTTGGTCATCAATACCGTAGTTTTCAATTAGAAACTTTATTTTTTCTTCCATATTGTTACCTATTATTCGGTTACATTGATTAAATCCATTTTAAAAATTGCCCGAAGGCGTATTACTTGAATTTGAGGTTCATCATGAGCTTTCCATCAACGTTCTTCAGAACTCCCTTCTCAAAGAAGTCCTTGCGTGTGTAGGAATGCTCATCATCCTCTGGGTAGAATGTGTCAATAAAGTCTTCTACTGACTTTTGTCCAGCCGCCACTTGTCTTGCTGCATTGCAGAGCTTAACAGCGGCTGCCGATTCGTCGGGTGACATTCCTCCACCTTGCCAGGGATGTATAACATACCACCATTCGTCGTCTATGAGCTCTAAGCTCACCACTAGTATCCAGTCTGGGTTCAGTATGACAATAGAAGTCTTTGAAGCTTCTTCCATTCTGTCTTGAAATGAACTTATTCTGGGCAGGTTTAGTAGTGCAGACATTTTCTACTTGCTTTTTTTAGTAATTTTTAATTCCATTTTCAGATTATTTTAGTAGTAGTGAAAATGGAACAAATTCAAAGCCAAGAACAATGGGTTCTTCATCGTCTAGAGAAATTTTACTCAGTTCCAGAGAACCTACAGAAAGTTGCAGAAATTCTAAATGGAACTTCAAACCTTTCTTTGCGGATCATAGACTGGTTCGTAACGAATTACGCGAAGAAGTTCAACATAGCCTTCATGACAAGCAAGCAGACGTACGTGATAGTGTACCTTTCTTACAAAAGTCACCTGAAGGCGTACAGCAAGAAGATGTTCGACCCGTTCTGCCGTTGCAAGAGAATCAAGTTCAAGGGTCTGGACACAACAGTGGGGCAACTAAACTTTTTCGAGTGGGTTCTCTCCGACGAAATTATTAACTATCTGGAAACTCACCGAGATGCAGTTCATGCAGATATGGATTCTCGTCTCCAGGAACTCAAGGACACAACCGAGAAAGATACTCGCCGAAAGCGTCACGAACTATCCAACTCTGCAACGAATTCTCTTTCTCGACATGATGTGACTGTTAAAGTTTCGTTTGAATAAGATAATGGAAAGGATTGGTGACGAACCATTACCGCTTGAGGAACAAAATAACATGTGTCCAATGATTGCTGCTGCCGTGTTAAATAAGAAGGGATATGAGATTATAATTCCCAAAGCGAATTGTAGAATGGGTGTATTTAACGAATTTGTTGGTTCAGCTCTGAGACGCAAAGGACTTCATATGAAATTATATGAAGGAACTAATCTTGCAATGGGTAAAATCAGATTAGTTACTAAGAAAAGTGATGGAATTCTTCTTTTGAAAAGCCGTTCAGATCCCGAAATATTTCATTTTATTGCATTTATAGTTGTTGGAGAAGACCTCAAATTTTATGATGCAGAAAATGGCAAGCTCGTTGTATACAGGTTAAAGAAAAATGCATCTGCTACAGATTTTGACGATGATTTTATTCAATTGTTCCCAGACTATCAACTTGCAAACATCTCTTTTATAGAACAAATGTCTGGCGGCATGAGACCAGGATCTATAAAAAAAGTAGCTTTGAAAAATTTGAAAGATCGAGGTATTACAGGTGTTATGCTTGATACCGCTTTTCATCAACTGAAAGTTCGTACAGGAGAGAAGGTTGTTTCGAAAATGTTTGGATTCAAATCATGGGGATATCTTAGAAGCGATCATGTTCTTGAAATAAAAAATAAGGAAGGAACCACATTCAGGTATAAAATTGCACGTGGTAAACAACACCCCGTTATTATGGCAAAAATACCTGGAGGTCCTTATGAGGAGATCATGACTGTGCGCGTACCTGATTATGGAACAGATGATTATGATTCCTGGTCCATAGCTAAACATCAAGCAAGACATGTTACTCGTAAACTGAAATTGAAACCGAGATATAGAACTCGTAAGAACTAGACCTAATCAAATCCAGAAATAAACCAAAGATGTACTCAATCCTGAGACCATCTCTGCTTTACACTGATATATCTCCTGACATAGCTGAACATGATGAAGACCATGATGCTGCAGAATGGGCATACTCTGACCGTACTGTATTCAGAGGGGCTCTGGATGCATCATATAAAAATGATGGGCTTGATGTTTATTGGCTCTACGATGATGACCTGAACCGGGTAGGATTGGCAGAGCATGAATCAGATGACCATTCAGTATTTAAAACTCTCTGGTTCCGTGATTCAGCGTTTGGTACTCTGCTTCAAGAGGACTGGAAAGCAGGGGAATCTATCTTTACACTTTTGTCATCAGAAGCCTACCAGGACTGTGTAGATTCTGATATCTTGCTTAAGGGTTCTAATAGAATTATTACACCCAAGTATATCACGAATGGATTGCCTGAAATATACGAATGCAGTTGTGGAAAATCTTTTTCACCGATGTGTTCAGCAGTGAAAAAGGTAGTGAATATCACTGATCCTCTTTTTATTGATGATTCATTTATTATGTATCAGCCTCCGCCAGACTCAACTGTGTGGTCTAGACTGGGGCTGCCACGCGACGCTTCCTCCCAGGAGCAGGTGCCTCAACAGCAGACTCCACTACTGGAACCTCCACTGCCTGAGACTCCTGCGCAGGAGTAACATTCACGATCTCAGCCGTTTCCTCATCCTCAGCAGCCTCTTCTTCAAGAACTGCCTCGAATGCACTGGCAGCCGTCAAACGAGTCTGAGGGAATACCTGTGCCATGGATACACGCCAAGTGACACCAAATGACTGGCCAATGATGTAGACCGATCCGCTCACAATGAGATTTGCAGCTACGCCTTTTGGGAAGACGGAGCGAAGCGAATCTATAGTAAGGAAGATGGGCTTTGTGGACGCGTCAACCGCATCCATTCCGATACGACCATCGTACACGGGAATCTTTAGCCTGAAGGAAGGTGGGTACTTTCCGTTGGGAATATACTCGTCACCGTTCTTGTCAGATGACACACTCAGAATGCTGCGGTCATTGAAGCTGTCGCGGATTGACTCCTCGCCACGCTTCTTGCCAAACCACTTGGTACTGTTCTCTGTTGCCGCTTGAATCAGCTTGTCCTGGAGATCCAGGAGGAAGTTGTATAGCTTGGACATGTCATCATCGCCAGTAGCTCGTGCCTTACCATATGGGTCACAGCCCTTGAGAGAGCCAATGAGTGAGTATGATATGTTCCCGCTCTTCTCGTCCTCCCGCTGAAGGAGGCCGCCGGGGAATGCCATGCGAGGCAGGCGTAGCGCGAAGTTCTGGCCATCATACTTAAATGACACTCCTAGACCTCCCTGCTTATTGCGCTTTGCCTCGGTGAAAGACACCTGAGCGATATTTGCGTTGCTTGCATTCACAATTGCGTTAGTAGACATGTTGTTATTAGCTAATGGTTATCAACATGTAAATCCGTTTTCATCAAATAAACCTAAGTAGATAACAAAATGCTATGCAACTCATGCAAGAACAAGACATCTACTGAACGATGTCAATCAAAGGCATTGAAGAATCTTCAATTTTGTGGAAAACATGTAAAGTCAAAAACCCCAAGGCTTTGGTCAGATGTAAACCAGGTGGGAGAAGGTGTAAAAAAGATTCAAAAAGTATGGCGTGGTTGGATAGTCAGATATGTTCTTTCTCTTGCTGGACCAGGTGTCTTAAAAAGGTCGTTATGCCATAACTCTGAAGATGTCGTAACATCAGAAGAGAAAGTTCATCCTTCTGATTATTTTGCATTTCATGAAGATGGTAAAGTTTTTTGGTTTGACATCAAATCCATATTTCAACTATCCATCAATCAACTAAAGCCTACGAACCCCTACACTCGTCAAGAGATTTCAATAGATGCCAGAAAGCGACTAAAGGAATGTATATATTATCGAGAGGTTAGACAGTTGCCTTTATTTCATGACCCACTGTATCTTACTGATCGAGACAAGGTATTTACTATGCGTTGGATGATGATTAGCCAGATGCTAGAAGAGAACTTATTCATAGAAGTAAATCCAATATTTTTTACTGCATTGAATCGAACTCAAGTTTGGGAATTTATTGCATTGTTGAGAGACTTAATTCTGGTTTGGGCGAAAGAGCACAATGATATTAATTCCCGTAGAAACATCTATTATATCTGGGTACAAGCATGTTGGAGACGCTTGACGATGGAATTAAGCTCGGATGCTAAGACAATATATCATTACGTAGGAGCCTGTCTTTTAAAGATGATGAAAGATTGTAAGCGACCACACGATATCTGCTTCAAAATATTATCAGCCAGGTACAATTTGTGATTTAAACAGGTCACGTTATCATAGAGTATACCAACCGCGTTAGAAATGTCATCTTCTGTTTCCCAGATTAAGTCAAACAAGATGGCCAAGAAGACTGAGACCGCTCCTGCTACTCCCGTTGTCGCCCCCACCATTGCTGCCAAGGCCAAGAAGGCAGCACCTGCCAAGACTGAGGTAGTTGTGCCTGTAGTTGTGGCTGCCCCTGCAACTGTGCCTGCCGAGGTTCGCAGCTCTGAGACGATTCTAGCAGCTGCTCTTGAGGCTGTTCGCGTACATGCAAAGGCTTCTGCCGAGGCATCTCGTGCACTTGCTCACGACCTTCAGGAGGCTATGAAGGCTGTAAAGCGCGAGGCACGTGACTCCAAGCGCCGCCGCAAGGTAGACCCCGCTACGCTCTCCCCTGAGGCTCGTGCAGCCTGGGAGGCTCGTCGTGCAAACAACGCTTTCCTCAAGGTGCGCCCTCTGTCCGATGAGCTCTGCAGCTTTATGGGTCTGGCATCCAAGAGTCTAAAGAGCCAGACGGATGTGACTAAGTATATCTCTGGTTATGTGAAGAGCCACAGCTGCTTTGACCCTTCTTTCAAGCGCCGCATTCTGCCCGATGCCAAGTTGGCCAAGCTGCTCCGTGTGACTGACAAGGACGAGGTGACGTACCTGAACCTCCAGACGTACCTCAAGGTTCACTTCCTCAAGCCCACTGCGTAAATAAATAATATTGAGCTTCTCAAAATATTGGCTTCCAAATGGAAAT